ATTATCAGGAATTAGGCGTGACCCTTGCTTCCACGATGGCTTTGCCGTCGATGACTTTGTAGCCATAAACTTGAAGCCCGCGTAAAATCTGACCAAATGTGAGTTCTGAACGCAATGTCTCAACCTTGGAGATTTGTGATGCAAACGTTAGTCCATGTGCATGGCCAGCGAAGATAGGCCATTCACCTACGTTGAAGTCACCCGTGTCGGCGTTCGGCCCACCATTGGACGGCAGCAAGTTGCTGACATAGATGGTGAAACGGTCCACCATGCCCAAGCGCCCATTACGGAGCATGGTCACGGCATCGCCCGACAAGTAGGCCTGGCGAAGTTCGGACTGTTTGATCTGGCGGCCAGCCCACGCCGGGAGGACGATCCATCGGCCAACCTCCGGGATGTTCTGCTCGTCCAGGGCTTGGCCCATACGCATAAGCACGTCCAGGAGTTCCACGTCGCCGGCACCGGGGTTCTTGGACACGACCGAGAGGGCCGCACCCTTCGCACCCAGGTTAATGTTGCCGGTGATGACGCCAGCCGCAGTACCGCGGTTCTGGGCGACAGCGCCGTTAACTAGGCCTTGTAGAACGTCCTTGTCAACAGCGATCTTCAGCTGTTGCGCCGCATCGTCGGACCACATAGACAGAAGGTTCAGGTCGGACTGAATTTCCATCACATCGTCCAGGATCAGCGAGAAGTACTTGCCGTTGCCGATGTACAACTCAGTCGTGCCACCCAACGGGCGCTCAAGAGCGAGCAGCTGGTCGGCGTCGTACGTCTGAATGGTGATCGTCGGCTTCGTGCGGATTTTGACGCGGTCGCCCTTGTTCTTGATTTCCCCCTCGTAGTCGGTGTTGGAAATCGCGGCAAGGACCGTCGCGGCATAGAACTTTTCAACCAGCTTCCCCGACCAAATCTCGGGAATAAAGCCTGTTGCTTGCAGTTCGTTGCCACCGGCACCGTCAGAAGTCACGCCATAGCTGTTGCCAGCGGCGGCGGTATTGCCTGACGGGTAGATAAGACCGGACGTGGAGCCCGGGAAGCCAGTCGTTGGAGCAGCCATTGTGGCCCCCTATGTAGGGGCCAGTGCTGGTTCGCAGCTAGTGACCCCTGGTTAACCTGTGATGCGACCCTCGTTCTGGGCAGAAAAGATTTCTCTTTCCTGCCGGTCCTTTTCGACCTCACGACCGGCGAACCCGCCAGCGCGAACTGTCGCATAGAACCTTGCAATTTGGGCGCGTGTGAAACTTGGCTTGTCTGCGGGCACCGCGGTATCACCGCCAGCCGGCTTGGCCTTGCCAGGAGCTGCTAATACTGCCAGGGAGGCCGCCGCTCTACGAGGAACCGGTTGTGCCGGCTGCTCTGCGGTCGGGGCTGGTGTACTGTTGCCCGTAGCTTCTTCATCAGCGATGAAGTCTCTGAAGAGTTGGACCACCAGAGGGGCATTTGCCGCTTGGTAGGCGTCGCTCAACATCTGATGTCTTATACGACCCGAGTAAACATTTGGTAAACGGAGCCACTGTTTGAACCGGTCATCCAGGTTTATATCGCGCCATTCGGGGATTTGCACGTCCAAAGTGTGCTGAAGCCCAACTTGCGCTTCCCGCGTAAGTCGTTGTTCTAACGACTTAATTTGCCTTTGGTTGGACTCCAGTTCAGGCGCGACGGCCTCTTGAGCAGCCCGGCGGGTAAAATCAATTAATTCTTGCCCATAGGTCTGTTCGTCCTCTGGAGTGAGCAATTTTTTTCCGCGGGCGGCTGCCGGAGGGGTAGCCCCGCGCTGTTGCAGGAGCTGCTGGGAACGCATCAATTCGTCGCCCATTTGCGACATTTGTTCCTGCATAGACCCGACACTTTGCTGGACGGCATCATAGCGGCCCTTCATGGACAGATAGCGATGCTCCCAGTTAATCTCCCCTGCCGGCGCAGCCTGGGGTTCCGCGGGCGGTGCTTGGGGTTCCGCGGGCGGTGCCGCGGCGCGCGGCGCGCGAGGCTTTGGCTTGGGAGCGGGTTCCGCCACCGGCTCAGCGACGGGTTCCGCCACCGGCTCAGCGACGGGCTCAGCCGCAGCAACAGGCTTCTTATAATAGCTATTCGCCTTTTCGGCGGCTATACGGACTGAGTCGGGGATTTTTACGTCTGGGTCGATGGGGGCCTGCGGGCTCGCAGGCATATCGCGGATCGTTTCGGTGGTAGCCATGGTATCCTCCTGTAGCGCATACGGCGTTATTGCGGTATGGGCTCGGCCTTCTTACCCTCTTGATCGCACGTTACAAATAGCTGTAGTAAGGCACGACATTGCTGGGCACGACCTTTCATGGTCATGATAGTCGCGGCGTCCGCTTCGGAGACCGCGATAAGACTTTCCTCTGTATATATTGAGAAATAGTTAACGAATTGGTCGAAGGCCTCCGGATTGGCATTGCGGAGGCGAAGAACCGTTTTACGGAAGTCTTTCGCGTTGGTCGGCATCAATCCTCGCCGTCATCCATCCCGCCACCGCCGCCACCGGGCAGGCCGGCGGTTGGTCCACCCATGGGGGTGGCCTGCGAATAATCGTTCATATTGCTCGACAACCCACCGGAAGCAGTGTTTGGTAGGTGGGTCTCTGAAGCCCCTTTACCAACGTGCTTTACGATCTTGCCACCTTTCCCGATAGCCGTAAGGTGCTTTTTGAATACCGTCATATTACGCTTCCCCTAGATCAGCTGGGTTTGGAATGCCTGGGTTTTTGCCATAGTCACGCTGGGACGGCGCAGACGGCTTAATCCGCGGCGCGGCATAGACGGCAGCGGCGGTAGGCACAGCCGCAGGGACGCCAGCCTGGAGCCGCAACTCGCGGCGCGTGGTGGCGTCAACGGGGGGCGGCGGCGGTAAACCAGCCATTAGAGCCTCCCTTACGGGCTAGTCTTGCCGGCTTCAGCAGGGGCTGACGGACGGTATCCGAACATCTTGCCCTTGCCACCCTCGGCAAACTTCGCACCGGGCGCGCTACCTTCAGGCTTCGCCGTTTGGCCAGCCTTTTCAGGGTTCGCAGCCTGCGGGCCAAACATATGGCCGTCGCCGCCTTCAGCGAACTCTACATTGTGTGAAGCTTCTTTCTTAACCTTTGGACCAGCCATGGTAAAACTCCCATCGAGGAAACATCTGAGAAGGGGATTTAACCAGCTATGCCTTAAGAAAGGACTAACGGCGGGCGATGATGATAATTGGCCAGTGGGCACACTTCAAAGTGGCAGACCGATACTCGGGTGGGAGCGCGACCATAATCTCTTCTGGCGGGCAATTGGCCACATCCTCGATGATGTAGACACCTGTTGGCGACAAATATGGCAATAAGGTTAATGCAGAACTCAGCTGGGGTTCCGGCAAGTGAACCGCGTCGTCAATGATTACATCAAACGGGCCACGGTTCAGAGCAACCGCGGTCAAGGTCATTGGATCGAACACGTCTGCCTGAAATGACCTTATCCGGCCCGCGTTGATCAGGAGAGCCGGGTCGTTATCGACGCCCGTAATTTCCGCTTCAGGAAAAAACTCTTCCCACATATATAGGCTCGCGCCCAATTTTGATGGGCCTCCACTCTTGCCCGGGCCTCCGATCCCTAGCTCCAAGACCTTTTTGACCTTGAAGCGCGGCAACGAAAACATCGCATAGTAGAAGGGGGTGTACCCCTCTTCACACTTGTTCGTACCATATTTGAGAGCGAGTTCACAAAGTGGGGTCATTATTTACCCTTCTTTGCCATATTAGCCATAATCTCGTTGTTCAGGGTTATACGCGCATGTTCTATAAAGCCGCCTTCGTTCCACGCCGCTAAGGCCTTAAGCGGCTCGATAAGTTTCCCAAAAGCTAGCGCAAAGACAACATCGGGCAGATAAGCAGCATGAAACGCAACTAAATGGTACTTAAGCATCGCTTGAATGTTGGTCAGGGCATCAAAGATCAGGTTTGAGTCGTGGAAGGCAAAAATGGCATCCTCTTGCAATAGTTCATTCAAATTCAAGAAATCCTGGAACACCGCCCGATTTGTATGCTCCGCATCAAGGAAGACTAAGTTCGGGCGCACAGTATAATTTTGTTCATACGATAACGTAGCCGAAGGAAGAAACTTCTTTGCAAACGCCGCGCTGTCCATGTCATAAGTACGCAACTTCTGCATATTAGAGTCAGGTACCTCTCGCTTCAGGTTCTCAATCATTTGGGCGGTAGTAGCATGATCATAGTCATAGGTTATTCCGCGCTCGTCCGGCGTCAGGGGCGGACGCAGATCAACCGAATGAACTTCGATGCAACGGGGGTCCAGCAGGTATGGGACCATACTTCCGCCTAGAAGCGACCCGACCTCTAGGTAAACACAAGGAGCCGTTTTCTGTACAATATCCTGAAGGGCAAGCATAGTGTAGTGGTCGTTTTGGTATAGCATTACTTATACTCCCAACAGACGAGAAGAGGAAGCTGTTGTGCTTTGAGGCCAGACGAGGCTAGCCAAATTGAAAATATGCGTTCCGAAAGAAATGCCATGCGGCGCGGCAGGTAGATATCGGGCCGCGGCCCCGGATCGGGGCACGGGTAAAACATGGACCTTT